TCAGATGTCCAATATGTATTGTAGTCCTACAGTTCCTTGTTCGTCATTTCTGTTTTTCTCCTTGTCATGGAGGGCTACCCGTGGTATACTGGGCGTGCCCTGGTTCGTGGTTGTTCTGGGGTTCTCTTTGCCCTGGTCACTGCTGCAAGCGGTGGCCGGGGCTTTTATTTACCAAAAATCGTCCGGGCTAAATAGCGTGTCTGCGTATGCGTCATAGATTAGCCAGTCATCAACGATTTTCTCAGCGTTTGCAATCTCTCCATAACTGGCGCACTCATCGCAAGTTTCCTGCAAGTGCTGGTCAAGATAGATTCCCTTTAGCTGGTTTATTTGTTCCCGTGTCAAGTCGTGCACTGTAAGCATTTTCTTTCCCTCCCGGCCTGTGGCCTTGCTTTTCCCTGCCGGTTGTGTTATATTGGAGGCGGCCAGATGGCAGGCTCTAACCGCCTCCGCTGGGTCTTAGATAGTCGCTTGCTTGTTCAGGGCTGGGCGGCTATCTTTTTTACTGCTTGGGGATGGCCTCTCGGATAATGCGGGCCGCGTCCTGCGCGTCCTTAGCCGTGGCCTCTACCAGCTTCGCCAGGGTTTCAAGATAGGATGCTAACTCGGTCTGGGTCATGCTATCAATCTCCATTTCCGTTACCTCCTGCCCGGTTGATTTATCAGGGGTTGCCCTCCTGACATGATTATAATAGCATAGTTGCACAACGATAGCAATAGGAAGGTTGCACAAGGTTGCGCAACGATATTTGTTGATAGTATATAGTTGCGCAATGCTTGCCGTGCGGAGTATAATAGAACAAAAGGAGGGGGGCGTATGGGAAAAGCTAGTACACGTGCACAGAATAAATACATCGCCAAGACTTATGACCGAGTGAATCTCACCATGCCGAAGGGCAATAAGGAAATCGTACAGGCCTGTGCAGAGGCCGAAGGGGAAAGCGTCAACGCCTATATCAACAAAGCCATTGACCAGCGGATGGAGCGGGATGGTGCGATAGGCCCGCAGGCGGGCGCCGAAGGGCCGCAGGTGGGCGGGGGTGTCTTTATCCCACCTGATACACTGGAACGTGCCCAGCAGGCCGCAGAGGCTACGGGGGAGGCAATAGCAGACTTTTTGGCCCGTGCAGTGGAAACACAAGCAAAAAGAGATAGGTCTTCTCTAGCAATGGGGATCAGTCCAGCAACAAAGGAAAAAGAGCCAGGGAATTGATTCCCTGGCTCTTATCATAAAGCTATTCCGTGATACAATCGGGGCGGCCCTGGTTTGGTGGTTTCTTAACGGGGCCCGCTCCAATCTAACGTGCTGGTAACACGGGGAGCGGGTTTTTATTTATCCCTTGCTATGTCGGCCCGGATTAACTGCTTGATGTATCCGGCCTTGTTGGGCACGCTGTCGAGTTTCTGGATTATGTCCTGTTCCGTGTTCTTCATCAGTCTAATTGCTATGCTGACGGTGTGCGATTTGTTGTATCGATCTTGCGGGCGTTCTTTTTTCTCGCTTGACATTTTCGGCCCCCTTCGCTATAATATAGGGCAAGAGGGGCGCTCTCCCTGGTGTCAGCAGGAAGGCGGCCAACTTAACAAGTGTAGAGCTTGAAATTGCCGCTTCTTGCTGGGGTCAAGGGGCGGTTATTTCTTTATCTGGTTGCCCAGGGAAATAGCCGCAATCACGAGCATAAGTAGTGCGATGGTTTCCGTTAGGCTCATGGGCTTCCCTCCTTTCGGAGTTGGCCCCGCCCCTCTTGCTTATCTATACTATATCATACGTATTGCAGTACGTCAATAGGTTTTCCAAAGATTTTTTGTTTTGCCCTGGGCCCTCCGGTCTAAGGGAAGGGCCCAGGCGCATAGCATCACTGCGCCCAGCAGACGGCCCACCGTAGGCTTTCCCGGCCCTGGGGTGTCCCCTTGGAGACATCCGGCCATTTTCTGGCGTCGTGGGGGAGGGCTGCGCCCTTGGTATCTCCCGGCTGGGTTCGGTCTGCGGGTCTGCATCCACACGCTAGCGCGATTCCCCAATTCATGGGGCCTCTTTTGTGCCATGCTACGCGGTAACGCGAAGTCAAAAATCATGGGGCGTACACTGAGGGGACACGTTAACGCGCGAAAAAAATACCGGGGCGCGTGTCTCTGTTGGGAAGTGATAAATATGCCTGAGTTATGCCGTTTCTATGGTATCATCATCAACATGCTGTTCTCCGATATGGGGCAGCACAATAAACCTCATATCGACGCGTACTACCAGGACTATGAGGCAAGTATTGGAATCGACAGGGAGTTGCTGGCCGGGAGTATCCCGTTGAAACAGTTGAAGTTGATACAGGCATGGCTTATTTTGCACGAGGACGAACTTTACGCTTGCTGGAACAAAGCCGTGCAGAATATCCCGTTTGGGAAGATCGAGCCGCTGAGGTAAGGAGGGAGTCACAATGTATGTGTTGGATGGAATCGCTTATGCTGGCGAGACGAAAAAGAAGCTGTCTGTAATCTGCGCCCGTCCGCTGGACGGATACAGGCTATTGGTGCGCTTCAGTACAGGGGAATCCGGCGGGTTTGATTTGGAGACGATGCTGAACACTCCAGCCTTTGCGCCTTTGAAGGACAAGGCTGAGTTTGATCGGGTGTATATCGACTTTGGTGCTCTGACATGGCTAGATGGCGAAGCTGACCTTGCCCCGGAGTATGTGTACGAGCATACCGCACTCGAAGAAGAACAAAAGCGGGCGTAGGAGATGGGAGAGCGTCGGGCTGACTCATTCCTGTTTTGTGTTGGTGAAGATACGCCCGTAGAGCGCGGGTGTAAAAGGAAAGCTCACGAAGTTGATTTTGCCGTAGGGCGCGGCAAACGGAAAATAAAGAAAGTTCAAAAGAAGAAGCCGCTTTCCTCGTCACAAGACAGGGAAGCGGCTATTTTGTTGCGATTTGTGTTCCTATCCGGGGTGTTCTACTCCAGATATGTGGGGTGTCCTGAGATCGAGGAAAAGGCAGACAGGCCCTAGCCACCGCTCACAGGATTTGAGAAAGTCCCACCCAGCGTACTCAGACCACAGAATTTCTTGACACTCCCCACGTCTAAATCCGGGGGATTCTCGGTTCGCTGACCACTGCCTGCCCATGCGAGGTCTTACACGGTCTCCCCGAGCATTAGGTTCGGGCGTGCCCCGCCCTACCAAGAGGTTATTTTATGTAGAGAGCTCGGCGCCAAGCAGGCGCAAGCCTTCTCGGTGGATATTGATTGCAGCATTCAGGTCTCGGTCGTGATACGCCCCACAGGAGGTGCAGACCCAGTCCCGAACGTCCAAGTCCTTCGTTACGGGGTTCTTCGTGCCGCAGACGGAGCAGAGCTGGCTCGACGGGAAGAACCGGTCGACAGAGACCACTTCTTTCACGTACCATGCCGCCTTGTACTCCAGCTGCCGGCGCAGTTCGCCCCAGGAGGCGTCCGCAATCGACCTTGCCAGTTTGTGGTTCTTGACCATGTTCTTCGGGGCCAAGTCCTCAATGCTGATTAGATCATAGTCCCGGACAAGGGCGGTGGACAGCTTGTGGAGCATATCCGTCCGCTGGTTGGTGATGTGTTCATGGAGCCTCGCCACCTGCAGTTTGGCCTTCTCCCACCGCTTGCTCCCCTTTGTTTTTCGGGAGAGCTGGCGTTGAAGACGGGCAAGTTTCTTCAGGTTTTTGGCAAGATGCTTGGAGTTTGGATAGGTGGTGCCATCAGAGAGGATAGCTAGGGACTTGATTCCAAGGTCGACACCCACTGTTTCACCGGTAGAGGGAAGACTTGGAATATCGACATCGGTACAGCATAGGGCCACATAGTATTTCCCGCTTTGGGCTCTCGATACCGTAGCCGACAGGATGCGACCGCGGACTTCCTTGGAGACGCGGCACTTCACAGCGCCCAGCTTGGGCAGCTGGATTGCGCCGTCCAACACCTTGATGTTGGTCCCAACACATTTAGACTTATAGCTCTGCCGATTATCGTGTTTACTCTTAAAGCGGGGATACCCTGGCTTCTTCCCTTGCTTGACCCGGCGGAAAAAGTTCTGGAAGCCAAAATCCAGGCCTTTCAGGGAAGATTGCAGGGCGGTGGCATCCACTTCCCGCAGCCACTCCAGGGACTTCTTCAACTGGGTCATATCCGCAGAGCACTGATTGTAGTTTATCGTAGCTTTGGACTCCGTATAGACCTGCTTCCTTAGCGCGAGGTAGTGGTTGTAGACGAACCGGCAGCACCCAAAGGTGCGTAGTATTTGATTCTCTTGTGCCCAGTTCGGATAGAGCCGAAACTTATATGAATATTCCACGTTTTACATCACCACCCCTATTATACCAAGTCATTTTACTCCGTGCAACCGAGGTTGGGAGTACGGGAGAATAAGGTGTGGCTTATATCCCCATAGCTAAAGCAAGGGGTTTTACGCCACGCATGATAATATATTCTTTGTATTCACGGCCTCGTTCGGTCAGATAAGTCGTTTTCTCAAACATGGATTTCACCAGCGAATTTTCGCTGATGAGATTTTCTATGGATTGTGTCACATGCTGGTGTTGCTTTTTGAAGTCTTTTGCGACGTTGTATTTTGTTTTGCGACATGGTTGATAGTTATGCTATAAGATAGTGCCCCTTCCAATTGGAAGGGGCACTTCTTCTGTGCGCTTATTGAGTTTCGTTGATCTTTTTTAGAATGAGTTCCAATTTACCTCTGTCCCACAAAATTACATTAGTCGCCTTGGCAAGCTCTATTGCGCCAGCGCTGAAATATCGGTTCGTAATGACGCACCCAACATGAAGTTTATAGTATCGGAGCCCTGCATAAATTTCTTGTATTGGAGTATTCCCGATATCGACAGAATAGCACTTGCACTGGAATCCAAACAGCACATCTTCTTTCTTTGCGATAATGTCTACGCCCTGGTCCCCGCTTCCTGGTGTGACCTCCACATCTTCATACCCAATAGAACGGAGGATAGAAGCGCACCAATACTCGAAAGCAGTTCCATCCATCCGGTCAACGTCTTGTAATGAACTGCTATGTAGGATATGCACATCATCTGATAGGCGGGATATAATTTTAGATACGGTTACTTCCTCTAAAATATAGGGATAGGAAAGCAATTTCTTCCGAAGAACCTTTTCCCATTCTTCTTCTGTAATGAAAAATTTTCTGTCTCCGCTGTCCCCTGGTCCGCTGATAACCCCGGCCGACTCCAGACGGTCCATATAGGTTGCTGCCTGTGTGTATCCAGCCCCTACGCTTCTCTGTATGCTCCCAACACTAATCCCACCGTCCCTGAAAAATCCGCGGATAGCTTTGTCCAAGTGGTCAACAAATCTCCCTTCTGCAAAGTGCTCCAAAATAGGAGGCTTCCCGTCTTCTGACATCGGCAGTGAAATCTGGATATCACCGATAGCCTTTTCTGTGGGGCTCCCCTGTAAAGGGGTATGAATTTCAGAATGGTTTTCCGTGTAGGCTTCTGGTTCATTCAAAATTTGGCCCGCATCGTCGTTATATAGCTTCCCGGCTGGTTCACCAGTTGAACCATTCTTTGTGCCATTTCCTTTCCGCTTGACTACCCCCAATAGGGCAATGCATAAAGTACTGACAATGGCTATAAGAACAGCCAAAATGAAAACAAAAATCTCAGTTGAGATCATATCTTTCCCCTCCCACCATCAGCAGTATAGCACACCGCAAAGAAATTGTCGAAATATTTTCCAGAAAGGTATTGACTTGTAGCGCGATACATGGTATTTTTGTTTTGCGCTACAATGGAGGTGAAAAGATGCCAGCCGAAAGCAGAGCGGAGTATTTTCGTGAGCGGAGAAAAACTAAAAAGCAGTTCTCGGTATTGAGTGACCGGAAGCTCGTCGAAGCACTGGAAATAAAATTAAAACGCCAAGGGAAGTCAAAGACGAAATGGTTTGAGGAGAAAGCTAACGAGGAACTCTCAAAAGAATGCAGAGGGGGCGGTTCAACGTCGCCCCTCTAATAAGAACAGGGGGAGAAAAATGAACTTGGCTGAATTTAAGACCTGTTCCGAAGAGTACCTTGCCTCATACGGGAACATGTCAAGGAATACACAGGATCAGAAGCGCCGGGGCGTGGAGAAGTTCATACGCTTCATGGAGAGCGAAGGACGGCAGGAGATTGACCAGAAGGCCATTCTGGCCTACCGAAAAAGCCTGCTGGGATATTCCAGAAACACCTTTGCGCAGTATATATCCCGGCTGAATACGGCGCTGGAATGGATGGTAGAGTCCGGGATGTTGGACAAAAACCCAATTTCGAAGAAAATGCGCATGTCTGAGAAATACATTTCTGCAAAGTCGGTGTTGAGCGCCGACGATATACGCCGCATATTCTCAACCAGTACATCGTCCTTTGGGCGAAAGCCGGTTTATATAAGGAACCGAGCTATGACGATACTCCTATTGACCAGCGGTGCAAGAGAGTCGGAGATGCTGGCATTAACACCGGCTGACCTGAACTGGGAGGAAGGGTATGCAACCATCCGCAGCGGTAAGGGAGGCAAGGGACGTACAGTACCCTTCATTCCCTATGCGCAGATGGTCATGCACACATATCTGAACAAAGCCAGGCCGAAGGAGGCGGTAGATAAAGACCCCATCTTCGTCCAAAAGAACGAAGGAGGCGGCTTCAAACCCCTGTCTCGAATAACAGCTATCTATGGTATAAAGAGCTATGTGGAGGCCATGACCGGAAGGGAGGATATCACCCCCCACTCTCTGCGACATACCTGTGCCTCAATGCTGGTTTCCTCTGGAATGAACCCGAAAGAGCTACAAATGCTCTTGGGACACTCCAGCCTGGACATGACACAGCGATATGCCCAGATGCTCAAACCGCAGACGGAGATTGCGGCGGAAACCAGAAAGGTGTTTGAAGGGATACTGGAAACGACCCCCGGCCTCGCATAGGAGACCGGGGGCCACTTCTGTTCAAGACGGATTCTCGATGTTGTAGAGGATCTGCACCAGTTCCTCGCGGGTGGCTGGCTTCTTGTATTTCTTGTTCCCGGCCTGATCGCCGGAGATGATGTTTTGACCCTCGGCCCAGATCCGGGCCTCCTTAGACCAGTCAGACGGCTCCTTTTTGGAGAGCACAGTGTCCAGCCTGGCAGCAAGGGCCTCAATGTCAGCGTCGGTCAGTTTAGAGATGTCCATATCGTCGTCCTCCTCGGCTTCGGTTTTGATGGTGGTCGCCTTACTGGCATAATCCGGCAGGCAGTAGCCCCGGATATAGCGGCCATTGATGGGCACGGTACGGGTCGCCACGGCCTCGCCCTTGTTGCCCTCATAGATGGTCATGGTGTTGCTGTTGACCGCCCCGACAAAGCCCACATGGTTGGGATTGGCGGTCTGGTCGGTGGTGGCATAGTTGTCCCCGTCCTTCCAGCAGTACATGAGGATGTCCCCGATGTCGGGCCGGTAAGCGTCGTCCTCCATCCAGCGCCCTTTAGCCTTGTACAGCGCGATCATGCGAGAGCAGGAACACTCGCCCAAGATAATGTCGGACAGCCCCGCCTGCATCCCGGCGGCGGTGACTGTGGCGGCACACCACTCGTCGGTGTACTTTACCTTGTAGCCCCTCGGGAGGGGTTTCTGGGTGTTATACAGGTCGATGATTTTCTTGTGCTTGCCGTTGGCCTCAGACCAGCCAATCCAGCCCTGCATGATGGAGACAACGCTTTGCCTAAGCTCCTGCTCAGTTGCCATTGCCCAGCGCCTCCACTTCCTTCGCCTGCCTGTACAGCTCATTGTGGAGCTTGAGCACGGCGGCCTCGATGGCATTGTCCAGGGCCTCGGTGTCCACCTTGAAGCCCTTGGAAGTGAGGAACTGTACCACATAGGCTTTCTTGGCGTCTCCATCAAGGGAATCGTAGAGTTGTTCGGCGGCAGCCACGGCAATCTCGACCCATTTCAAGAACTCGTCCATGTTCTCCGCGCCGATCTTCTTTTTGAGCCAAGGCACGGCAAAGGCGGTGATAAGGGCCACGGCCAGAGTGATAACGGCCTGGATGATAGGAGTAATGTCGGTCATAGTATGTACCTTCCTTTCTTAACTTTTTTGTTGCGTTTCTGGTTATGATTTTACTTTTCCCTTCACTTGTTGCGGCGGGTTCTTAACATCTTTAGCAGATTTCCGTTGATTTTCAGTCTGTGTCCTGCTGTTTTTTCTGGCAGGTTCCAAACACAGGCCCGTCGTTGTGTTCAAAGATGTTCTCCACCACTTTCAGAACATTCACGCCTAATATGGTCGTGATTGCCTGCTGGGAAAGTTCAACAATAGGGAAGGGCTGTCCAAGCTGAACGGTGGCGTACAGGGCAATCAGGTAGGACACCGATACCCAAACCAGGGCGGCAATTTGTGTCGTGAGGAACAGGAGCCTGGTCACGGAGCGGAGTTCTTTTTCTCCCTTCCCGCCCACCTTCTTCGCCACGTACACCATAGCCGCTATAAGGGCGGCCACAAGCATCAGAATGGCAACCAGAAGGATACTCAACTCTGTCATTTGAATGCCCCCAATCCAATGGCGGCGGCCACGATACCGAATACCAGAGCAATGACTAGTTTGAGCACTTCTTTGCCTAGCATGTCCCATTTGTGGGCGGGCTTCATCTGCAAGTCGGTGATGGCTTGATTCTGCTTCTCGATAGCGGTGGTAAGTTCTTTCCTGCTGTCTTTCAGGTCTGTTTTGATTTCGCTGGTATCATCGAGGATTTGGGCAAGCTGGTTCTGTGTGACGGCCTGCGCCTTTTCACCAAACTCAAGGCGTTCATAGAACTCCTTATGGTCTTTGCGGTTATTCTCACGGTCAGCCTCCTGCTTTTTGACCAGTTCCTCGATTTGGTGCTTAAGGATTTGTGCCTCGGCGTAGCCGATGCACTCTTTGGAGTGGTCTTGGATACAATTTGGCATGGGTGGCCTCCTACGCTCTGGTGTAACTAAATTTAAAGTTGAACTAACAAGTTATATTGCGTATTGTTGTTTGTCCCGTTGTCGGAAACTTGGGAGTAACCACTTATAACATTCCCGCTGATTATGCAATTTTCTGTTGTGGAATCTAAGTAAACGGTCGGGGTTGGATGTGCGATTGAGCTATATCCAGAAATGTTACATCCGGTTATGGATGCCCCGCTTGATTTGATTAGAGCAACAGCGCCGCTTATATCTGATTCACCTCCACCCGCTCCGCTCAACACGCAATTAGAGATCATAACTTGCAGTGCAAAGGATGCGTCTGAACCGTTTGCATATACGCTTCCGATATTCCCGACCGCCCCTCCGTTTATCTCCAGTGTTGGATAGGTTCCACTTGCCATCATATAAACCCCGTATTGACCCGATACAGAACTAGTAGATAACGCCCCTATGCAGCAACTATTCAAGGTAAGAGAAGTGCCCGTGGAATAAACGCAATGATAGTTTGCTTTTATCGAGCAATACGAAAACGCTGTATTTCCACGTGTGACAACTCCAACGCGGTTTACAGAGGAACTGTCTAGGGTCAAATTCAAAAATGCGGTTCTATTATTTCCGCAACTAATTGATGCTGAAGAAATGGAACCGACCGCTCCCGTCCATTGGCGTGTATCTTTAATAACCGTTGCGCTACGGACGCCAGCAAAAGAATACGGAGCTCCAAATGCCCCTCCGCCATAAATAGTTACATCGTTATTGACGGAAACACTGCCACCCAAATTGTATGTTCCAGGGAGTAAGCAGACATACCCTATGTTTTTAGCTGCAACAATAGCTTTGTTTATTTCAACATCATCACTAGTGCCATCGCACAAATAATCGCAGTCTTGAGCAGTCCATCCATTTTGCGAACTCCCCACAACAACAGCCGCCTTTTTATTGGCGGATACTCCTGCGCCCCCTCCTTGATTTGGTACATAAATCCCGCCATCTTTCCCGAAGGTGGCTACATTATCGTTGTCAGAAGAGATTTTTGCAGATATTGTTGTTCCTGCAATAGAGATTCCGTTTCCGCTTATATAGTTAGTGCCAGGGTTTTTATCGAGATTTTCCAATGTATCAGAAATGGCGTTCAGTTCGTCGGCATCAATAGCTGGAGGGCCGCCGTTGACCCAATTAGGGTTTTTATATTTTCCGTCTTTAATGGGCATAAAGTCACACTCCTTCCGGCTGTGTTCCGTCCCCTAATGAGACGGCTATCATGTTTGACATCCCGTAAAAATACTGAACCAGCACCATAGTCCCCACTGGCACATTGGCAAGGGTGGAGACGTATGGGATTTCGAAGATGGTGCTGTCATTCGGTTGCATCACGCCCATAGTGGTGCCGTTGGGGGCGGTCACCACCGTCAGCTTCTTTTGCCGCACACAATCGGCGGTTTCCCGACGCACAGCCTCCACGATTTGCGGCTCCAAGGCCCGCCACACGGCAAGGGCCTCATTTTGTGCGTTCAGCTTGCGTTTTCGCATTGTGCCACCCCCAGTTTCCGCCGTGCGAACTCGGCCATAAGCAAAAATTCTGCCATTCCGTCATCCTCTTTCTTGCATTTTGAAGTCCTGAAAAGGGATACTTCCGGGAACAGCCGCTTGCATACCTGAATGGAACTGTTCTTGTCCCCGGTGATAGAAAACTCTTTCTTCCATTTCTGAGGACGTACCAGTTCAAAAGGAATCTTGTAGGCCCTGAGAACGCCTTGGATAAAGCCGAAGTTTTCCCCAAAGTGAAACATAGAGGTGACTCCCTGCCCAGGCATAGACCCGACGTGTTCCAGACAGCAGATGGAGGCGTGGGGGGCTACCTTGCCCAACATTTCTATGTAGGTGTCCTCGTCAAAGGGAAAGATGGATACGGCCCCATTTTCTAGCAGGGCCAGTGAGCCTTTCTTTCCAGGGTCAACTCCAATGAACGTCATGTGCTCACCTCGCTTGGAAACTTTAGTGTTGCATTATAAAGCCCCGGACTGCCCACAGAAACCGTTGTGCTGGCCGTTTCCTGTGCTCCACTTTCAGGCTTATAGGTGCCCTCCAGTTCCCACTTTCCGTATCCATCCACCGGGAGCTGAAACGTTACCAGTCCATTTGATACGCCCCTCAGAGTGGTGCCGCTTAGTGAGCAGGTCACGACGGCCCCCGCCCGCACGTCACAGGCAATGGTTGCATAAACAAGTGTAGAGGGCAGGGGATAAGGGGAAGCCGCCGGGAAGTCGTTCACGCTGGTGCAGTCAATAGTCATCTGCCCGTTCTGTGCGATAGGCCGGGAAAAGCCGGTGACCAGATGCCGCTCTACCGGACTCCCCGGCTTGTCCGTCCGGGTAATAGTTACTAATTCATTTTCTACCAGATGAAACAACTGGGAGGACTGAATGGTCACAGACTTTTTCAGAACGGAGTTCTGCTTCAAATACCACTCCGCGAGTTCTTGACATTGTTCATCGGCGTAGTAGCAGGTTTCCTCGAAGACCTTTGTGCGCAGGCCCATAAGATCTATGTTGGTGTCAGAGGACGGATCTTGATTTATCGCCCGCCCGGAGGGGACGTGGTTACCATTCAGCGCCACACCGTTGACGATAATATCATTGAATACCTCTGTGTTCTTGACGGCATAAGTCGCTCCTAGGAAATCCACCCGCTGGGGGGAGAACTCCCACTGGATTGGCTTGTCTGCATCCGATATGTCCTCATAGGCGGCATCCACCCGCAGGTGTCCCGCTTGGTCGTACCCAATCCACCCAACCAGCATCTTGTTCATCTCCAACAAGAGGGTAGAAAGGGTGTTGCTTCGGTTGTCAAACCGGGCCGTGTATGGCGTGTTTGTCCATGGGACTATGCGTCCGTCCGTCAATTTTACCGTCTTGCCATTATAGTAGGTCGTGAAGATTGGGGCCATGTTATCGATAGGCTGTCCGTTTCCTCTATCCCGTAGAAGCAGTTGGGTAATGGCGTTGAAGATATCCTCATTGATTTCAATGAGTGCCCAACCCTCCAAGTTGCCGAACAGCGTCCCGTCCAGATATGCCCACTTGTCAACTAGATTGTACCGGGCAAGGCGCTGGTTGGGCAGAAAGGTTTCCTCCGGGTCTTTGACGTAAAACACGCCTTGGGGTAGATAGAAGTCTGTCCCGTCGGGCAGAACAAGGCCCTCCATCAATCTGATCTGCTGTCCAAACCAGACCTTGTTCACGTTGTAGTCATAGGCCCCGTCCAGGTTGGAGAGTGTTACAGTTGCTTGCCGTCGCATCCCATTTTGTAGGTTAACTGACAACTCCCCCTCCTGAATGAACGCCCCGGAACGGGGATTGTGGGGGTTGTTGTCAATGGAAAAGGCTAGAGAGCCGTCCGGTTGCAGGAAGTCCAGCCGGGCCAGCTTGTGGAACTCTCCCCGCACAGCGGAGAGATATTGGAGATAGCGTTGCGGGGTTACGACCGGCACGGAGAGGTCACTTCCTTCCTGCTGAGCGGAAAACAAAAATCCCGCCTCTTGATTTGTCGTTGACAAACCTGGGCAGGATGGTATAATAAACATAGAAGGGCGCTGTTGCGACGGTTAGCTCTCACAGTTCAATCGGATTAAACCGCTGACTGCTCGTGCCACCGGGCAGTCAGCACGCTTTTGGGGATATGTAGATCATCACCGCAAGGATGATGATGAAACACACCAGGAAGCGCAGGGCTTTCGCCCAGCGTCCGTTTCCCATCGGCCTCACCCCCTTTCGGGGGGAGTAGCTAACCGCCTTTTATGCAACAGCGCCCCCTCCCGTTTCCGGGAGGGATTTTATTTTACCATTTGGCGCTGTGGTTTGTCAATTTGTGTAGAACTTAGCCGTTCAGAATGGTGCTGGCCTCGTCGCTGGTGATCTGCCCCCGGCTTGCGGCCATGCTCACCAGAGCGGCGCTCCAAAGACCTCTCTCATAGTTCCGCTTCACCCGCTGGAAAGCGGCGGACTCAGTGGGGGTGGCGCTGGCCGTCCGGGCCACGGACATGGTGCTCAACTTCGCCACGGCAGGCTCCGCTTCCTCCGGCATAGCCATAAGCACCTGCGCCTCCAATGCGGCGGCGGTGCGCTCCTCGATGGAGGGCTGGTCAGCGCCGGGCGGGTGAAGTTCGAAGTCCTCGATGGCAGCAAGGTAATCCTCGTCCGTCTCACAGCTAGAGAAATCGGCCCCCATCTCCATGTAGCGGTCTACCGTGGCCTGAAATTCCATTGCCGCCCCGCCGTTGATGGTGCCACTTGTGATGATCATTTTCACGCCGGGCAGATCGGCCCAAGGATACTTTGCAAGCCATTCGGCGGCGGTGAATTTGTGGCCCGACGGGGTGAAAATATCGGTTTTCTTGTCCCAAATTTGATAGCGCATCTGAAAACTCCTTTACTTTATAGTGTAAACATCAACGGTAGATATAGGTCCTTGAGAAGTTGATCCACCTGCAAACAGAGCGTAGTCGCCAATTGAAACGGCACTAAGATTATATCTCCCAACACTCAGCGGTGGAGGAGTGGTTTTAGTTAAGTCAATATTATATGAGTCAACAGTTGCAGAGTTACTACGGCCACCCCCAAATAAAACATACTCCCCGATACTAGTAGCGGAAAGGTATGTTACAGGTTTACTTAATGAAGCAGGGATTGTTCGCGTAAGATCGGAATTATATGCATCGACAGCATCAAGCATTTCGGTATTTTTGATATTTCCACCGCCGAAAAGTGCATATGCAGTGTTGGAAGATGCGGCAAGACCTGCTCTTCCAACACTTAATTCTGTTGGGAGCCCATGTGTAAGATTTTCGTCGTATGAGTCTGCGTTGGAGAGATAATTACCGCCAACAATTCCACCACAAAAGAGAGCATAGCCTTTAATATTTGTGGCAGCAAGAAGGTATCTATATTCGCTTAATTCTGTAGGCGTTGACCGAGTTAAAGTCGCATCGTATGCTGTGCGGTCGATTCCAGTCCCGGTTCCACCCATGAAAAGTGCATAATCTCCGACTGATGTTGCTGCGAAATCATATCTTTTCCCGTTTAATTCCGAAGGAATGTTTTTTATCAAATCTTCGTCGAATGCCGTTGCTGCGGATGTAAAAGTATTAGTTGCCTTGCTTTTCCCACCAGCGATTATAATATATTTTCCAACTTTAGCCGCTTCAGCTCTTTCTACAGCTTCAACGAGCCGTGGAGCGATTATGCGGGTAAGTTCAGCATCATAGGCATTTACAATATCTGTTTGAGTGGCACTATTGCTGGTGGTAGCCATACCACCAGCAAATACTCCATATTTCCCGTTTGAAGCGGAAGCCATGCCAGTATTCTTGACGCTAAGATCTTCGGCAGTTCCATGGTACACAAGATTTCCGGGGCCAACGGCTAGTTTGACTTTATATGAAGGGAGAACTTCTATTGATACACTATCCGTTCTTCCTTCCAGTGTTGCGCTGACTATCCATGTCCCGCCCTTTGTCAAAGTAAGGGAAACAACCCCATTCATAGAGATACCCGTCAACTCGGTTTCGCCGTTGATAGCTTTGACGGTTGCGCCGGTTTCTGCGGTTACGGTGAGCGGGACAGCGAAATCACTGCCGCTTCCCGCATAAGTCCCCGTCACGCCGAAGATGGACACGGCCTCCTTGATGTTCTCCGGCACAAGGTTTGTGTCGCCCTGGATAGTCTGCGCCCCGGTGAGGTACACGTTGGGCTGGATGGTTTGAGCCATGGTGCTGGGCGTGATCGTCTGAGCTCCCTGCACAGGGAGTTGGTTCGTGGCAGACTTTGTTCCGCCCGCCACGAATCCCTCTGTCTGCTGGGCTTGGGCAGTGATAAGGCCCTCTGGGCTGACAGAAATGGTGGGAACGGTCTGTTCTACCGTGGGAATTGCCTTTGCAATGTTGGGGCCGTAGTAGCCACTGGGGACGCTCACGGATGCGCCTTGAATCGTCACATCTTCTGCGGTCTTGGTTGGAATGCTTCCTGTGATCTGCTCCCCATTGACCCATGCAGTTTTCCCAGAGAGAATGTCAACGGCTTCTGCTGTGCCGGGGGTCTCGCTTGCAACAGTTGGGGCAGTCACCTTGCCCTGCCCGTTGTGATAACCAGCCGGGATGATGTACTTCTCCCCGGCGGTCAAGTCCTTGCTCACGGCCCCGTTGTTGGGCATTGTACCAGTCAGGGTTTCGCCGTTCTGTCCGATGGACTGCTTGCCGGAGATAATTTCTCCAGCGTTGGCGGGGTTGGCCAGCGTGGGTAGTTCTGTTCCCTCGCTGGTCACGGTGCCTTTGCCCGTGTGGTAGCCCTTGGGGATGGTGTAGGAACCGCCGCCCTGGATGATCACGGCCTCGGCGGGGTTATCCGGCATCGTGCCCGTGACAGGGTTCCCGTCCTCACCATAGAATTGTTCGCCCGTCAACACGTCCGCTGCCGTGCCCGGTTGAGACAGGGGAGGCAGGGACGGGGCGGCTTCGATGATGTAGGTGCCGGGGCCGGGGACTTGAAACTCTACCTGTGCCATGAAAAAGAATCCTCCTTCCTGTCCGCACTACGGGACTACTTTTGTTTCCTCGAACTCGCTCCCCTGGGATACTGTGATGACGGTACCAGATGGAGCGGCAATAATAAGTGTGGCGTAGACCTCCGTGATGACAAGCCCCACGTAGTATGTCACGCCCTCTGCCATGGTGATGGTCTCGCTGGCCGACGAGCCATCCCGCATAGCCGTCACCGTCCAATCGCCCGGCGTGGCGGGCTGGTAGGTGATGTAGCCGTAGCAGACTTCTGTATAGCTCTCCTGCCCATTGGTCAGGGTTACGGTAGACCCAAATGGGGCAGTCACAACGATTTTGGTCACGGTCTCGCCACTGTCCGGCTCCTGCCCGGTGGTGCTGTCCCACGCCCCGTCACCCGGCTGGCAGATGATGGAGATACCGTCCGCCGCTCCCACCTCAGCCCACGGGAAAGAACCGAAGTAGGGCTGGGGGACCATCGTGTCCCCGGTCTGCATGGACACGGCAGCATTGGTTTGAATGCGCCAGAGATTACCCTTCCTGTCCCGCAGGAACTTGGGATTGTTGCTGACAGACAGGTTATAAAGGGCCTCTGCCATATCCACTGTGTCGATGTACTGATTCAGTTTCATGTCCACCCGTCCGATGTAGCCGGTCAGGGTAGAAGATTTGAAGTTGTAGGAGGATGGCTGTCTCAGCGGGTAGGGTGTGAAATTTTGAAGCATGGATGGGGCATTGTTGTTGCTGATACTGTCCGTGCTTACACTGTTGCGAAACAGGTGCGCTTCCTCCAGATGGTATGTTCCGTTGGAATCTACCGAGCAGTCCAGCACGGTCCAGTTCCAGAACATAGGTGTGACCGGGTTGGAGATCAGCGGGGCAGATACATAAGTATTTGTCCCCAACACGAACACATAGTAGGTATAGGTGGATTGATTGCGGAACCCCTCATCCACCAATGTGGAACTGCCGATACCCACATTCGCTACCAGTTGCAGTCGCCGGTCACCCTTTTTCAGCCGGTAGACTGCTGCGCCGGTGATGCTGTCGCCGGACGGAGTAATGTTGCCGCCATTGATGCCGGTTCCGTTGAAGGTTGCCAAAAACCAGGTGTCCAGTGTCCAGCTCGGTTCAAACTCGAAGTTGGTCAACAGGTCTCCCAGCAAAGCGCCGGAAACCTCACCGCCGCTGACCATGATGTAGTCACACCGCTGTTCTCCATATAGGGTGATAGATTCGATATCCGGTTGGACCCACGTCAGCGGATAGGTGAACCGCTCCCAGGATACATCCCCGCCCATAGGATAGAGCGTGGCGGATGGGAAAAGGACGGAAGATGGATAAAGCCCGCCTTCCTGCACCGGATAATACATGTGGAGTTCACGGGGCGTTAGTACCATGCGGATTGTATAGTCCACCAAAAGGTGGGGTATCTCCACAGAGGCCAGCACCGCACCGTCCAGGATCAGAGAAATCAAGTGCGGTTCAATGGAGAGGGACAATGTATGTCCATCCCCGGTGATCCGCCAGACAGGAGAAGTGCCAGTCAAAGGTACGATGCCCGACCATGCAAGCGACCAGGGTGTAGGGATGTTCATCGGCTCCCCATTTCGCTCGTCCCAGGTAATGCTTGACCCTGCGGGCAATCTGAGCTGTCCGCCGGTCAACTGATGAGGCCCGGACGGCTTTCCGTTGATATAAGAGATGCGGGGCCACTGGATAATTACACCTTCCAGCGGGGATACACAGGCATCCACATAGCCTTTCATATCGGACACGTCATACTGTGCCGTGAAGTTTTGCCAGCCGGTAGTAGCCTGTACGCCGTTCTCTGTCTGGATGGTCAGCCGCACGGAATAGGCTGTATTGGTGAATAGACCATCGTAGGTGACTTGGATGTCCTCGGTGCCGTAGATGTACCCGCTGTCCTCAATCGGGCTTTCCGGGTCGTCCTGGAGGGCCAATTCCCACCGGAACCAGTCCAGGGTGTCGCCTTGGGCCTGGGTATAGGAACCGGTGAAGGTCACACTCCGTGATGTGACGGTGGCCGGTACACTGACGGTCACAGCCGGATTTGTCCGTGTCAGGAAAAAGGAGGGGGATAACTGCTGAATGGAACCGCCGTTCCACCATTGTGTGATCAGCATCTTGTACCCGCTGGAGAAGCCGTTGGACAGGTTGGTCAGCCGATTTGCAGGGATGGTGACCTGGAAGTAGTTCACATCACCTGTGGAGGTCATACCGTAGAAGGGGTGCTGTAGGTTTACACGATCGCTGTTGTAGACGAGTTTGGAGGCGGTAGTGTTTTCGTAGATTTTGATTTGATAGGCGGTCATGGCTGAGGAGCCGTTGACCTGCCACGATACGGTGAGAGGCTGCGTCACATCCACCACGCCGCCACCCACGCCCGCGAAGGAAGACGGGAAAATATTGGTCGGTTGATATAGCGCCACTGGCTCACCTCCAGCACAAACAAAAAAGGGACCACTGTCAACTGCATTATACAGTCAACAGCGGCCCCAAATGGCCCCTCTATGCCATCAATTCGGCACAGGTATCTTATTATTTCTTATTTTACCGCTTTTCCACTCAAATTGCAACAACTTTTGTCGGGGGAAAATCAGTAGTTACGGTGTAGTCCCAGCAGAGAAAGGACTTCTGACAAGGGGCGGTCAAGCATACTGTCCCCGATCTCCACGCCGTTGATAAATGTCTGATGGGAATAGTTGCGGTTATCGTTGCTGGTGGACCTGCCCGGCTCCATTCTGGTGTCCTGGGCGTATCGTTCCGCCGCTCCGAACATGATGCCCATGTCCCGTACAAAGCGGTCAAATTCCTCGTTTTTGACTGGATTGAGCACATCGGATGCCAGAACAGGGCTGAGCACCATTTCTGGTGTGTCCGTCCCCTTGACCATCATGCCCTTGCCACGAGCGATGCCACCCTGGTCAAACAGCCAGTCTCCACTCCGGTTATACCACTTCCAATCGTCTGGATCAGAAGTATATGGTATAGAAACTGCGCCATACGATACGGCTAGTCGGTTGGCTTCCTGAAACAAGGAGCGCTTTTCAGAGTCGCTGGCATGCATGGCGTTCATTCGTAGCTGACTGATTTGATTGTTAGCGTCTACCATAGAGTTCGTAGAACCAGAGCCAGAACCAGACGCTCCAGTGGAGGACCCGCCCGAAGCAGGGCCGCCAGAGGCGTTTCCAGACGAAGATGGCGTGTCGAACAGCTTGTTTCCGTACTTATCCCACCAAACACCATTGTGGTCACGATGCGCACCAATGCTGGTGCCAAGCTGATAGTTCAGTTTATCATAGTAGTCGGCTGTTTCCTTGTCGCCCCGCAGAGTGGCATCCCACCACTTCTGGGCATTCTGCTTCATCTGGTCAATGATGTTCTGGTCGTTCTGGCCTCCTCCTCCGGCCTGACCGCTGTCAATGCTAGAATTGAAATCGCCAAGCGCCACGCCCATGTCCCGGAGAAGGTCCGTGATGTTATCCACTTGGGCTTTCATTTCAGGAGTGCCATACTTGGCGATGTCAGAAAGGATTTCTTCGATGGATCGGACATCCTCGGTCATGGAATCCTGAATGTCGCTCCAGCGCTCGGCCCATGCGTCGTACTGTTCTTGTAGAGTTTTTACCTTATTTCCCCAGAACTCGATATCATCATCGTAGGCTTCCTTGCGTTTTTCGTAGTATTCTTCCCATGCCTCGATTTCCTTCTGGTTGGCCTCAATCAGATCGTTGTAGTGCTCCTCCTGAGCTTCCTTCTCCTTCTCCCAGTAGTCAATCTGGTCCTGAATGTAATCCTGCCGGGCCTCACTCTCCTTTTCATAGGCATCAATTTGTTTATTGATTAACTCCTTCTGCTTTTCTAATGCTTTGATCTGGTCTTCTAAGTTGGAAATGATTTTGTCGTGCGCCTGCTGCTCCTTCAGATCTTCTAGCTCTTTCTCTGCATCTTCTTTGGCCTGCTCGGCATCCTCTAAAGCGTCTTCGGCATCCTGAATAGCCTGCTCATCAGCTCTCCAGCCCCATACACCATCTTTTAAAGTATAGATAGTACGCTCGTTTTTGGCAGTTTCGAGATCGAGCTGGGCCTGTTCCAGGTTTTTGATGGCTTCCTGTAAAGCCAATTCTTTTTTCTGGAGAGCCAGCGCAGCTTCCTCACGTTCTTTCTGCTCATTCCACTTCTCGTTTTCTTTATCGAGTTGATCATTTAGATCGTCCAGCCGGTCGTTAATGCCTGGAACGTACTCGCCGATTGTTCCGTCTGGGTTGACCGTGTAGTAGCCCTCGATTTCCTTGTGCAGAGGATCAGTCAGGGCCTCCAGTGCATCCCGTTCGGCCTCAAGCTGTTCATTCAGGTCATCCAGCTTTTCCTCGATGGGTTCTAGAACTTCCTCTAACCTGTCCTGCCATTCCTCGATCTGCTCTTGCAGAGGCTCGATTTTATTTTGGAGTTCTTCATCAAGTTTTTCTACGGCCTCATTGAACTTGTCCAACATGTCCTGGGCATCGTCAATTTCATCCTGGAGTTTGTCGAACTCTTTATTGACGGCAGCCTCCAATTCAGACCAGAGTTCATCCTGGATATTGGAGATAGCGTCCTCGTCGGAGTAGATTTGGTCTTGAATACTCCCAATCCGCTCATTGTTGATGCCGTTGATATTCGTCGACTGGAGAGCCTGCAGGGCTTTCTTGGCCTCGTTTATCCTCTGGGTATAAATCTCTATCTGCTGGCCTGCTGTGCCAGTGGTGCGCTCCAGGGTACGAATCTGTCGGTCGGATTCTGAGATGTAATCTTCAAAGGCTTTGGTCAGGGAATCATAGACCGATTCGAGCTGCTCCTGGTAGTCCCACCATGCGTCGGAGAGGTCTTGGATTAGGTCGTCCGTCTCGTCATAACCCATGGAGCGGTAGTAGGCGGCAAGGTCGGCCACCTCCTGCTGCATGGCTTTGTACTCTGCAACAATTTTCTCATTGTCAGCGACAATCTCCTCAACACTCCGGTCGGCCCGCTCCCGATTCTTCCTGAAAAGGTTAAGCTCCCACTCGCGGTCATTGTTATTCTCCATCAGATCATCGTGCATTTCCTGATAGATAGAAACTACCTCATCTGCGAGATCATGATACATCAACTTAAGCTGCTTGATTTCGTCGGAGGTATCAGATAGGCCCTTAGCGCGGAACTGATTCGCCGTTTTATGAATTTCAGCTTGAGCAGCCTGGATATTAACAATACGCTTCTGGTAGGAGTTCTTTTCTTCCTTTTCAAGCAAAGTATTGGTGTCCTTAGTACGGGAAACTAAATCTTTTAGACGGTCGATTTCCTCCTCATACCAAGATTTAGAGGATGTACCTTTTCCTGACGATCCACCTCCGGAGGAAGAATCAAAGGAAAGGGAGGGAATTTCGATTGCGGACGATAGGATGTCCATAACGTCGTCCCAATAGTCCGATACTACGCCGTTGGAATTTGTGCTTGGTTTCTGTTGCCCAAATTCGAAATATTCGCCTTGACCTATTCCATTTTTTTCGTTAAGGAGGTCGGTCAAACTCTTAGATTTCATTTTATCCAGGGATAGGGCTTGAGCAGTAAGCATGGATGCTTGGGCCACTGTGAAAGCCTCTACTTCTTGACCGTAGATCTTTTCGCGGTCATCCTTTCCTTTATCTGCGTTTTTGGTCATCTGCTCCTGAATACGGCGGTTTACTTCTTCCTTAAGCTCCTCCAGAGTTTGGTAGTTTTCAAGGTCGGTTATGCCCAGCTCGGCTAGTTTGGAAACAATGTTTGTATTTGTGAGAATTGTATTCTTGTAAAATTCTTTGTTAGACATCATCTTTTCAATGATGTTCTTTTTGTACTCGTTGGTTGTATTGTTGTACTGAGCAGAAAGGGCCTCTTGGAGTTCCTGCTCAGACACCAAACCGGCCAGATACTCATAGAGAAGGCCAGTCAGCTCCGGAAACTGTTGAATCAGGGAATCAACTGTTCCAATGGATAGCTTCCCGTTCTCCGAAAGCTCGTCCTGGGCGCTGTCCAAGGTGCTCAGAGCGGATTCAAGTTCGTTTAGGGTGTCCGAAAGGGCATCGGCGGCTGCCTCCATCTGCTCTATTTCATTTGATGCATCTTCTACATTGTCGCCAAACAAAATTGCCTCTCCGCCAGCACCGGAGAAATACTGCGCCAGATCTTTGAGTGTGTACTCACCGCTCTCTAAGAGTGCATTAAGCACTGGAAATTTGTCGATAAGGGTCTGGATTTCGCTTTCAGTTACTTCGCCGTCCTCCCGCATTTGGGTAAGCATATCATTGAACTCGGTATGTGTGGCAGAGTCCATTGCAGAGGTTAAAGACTCAATCTGGGAACGGAGCGACATGGCTGGGGCGATTGCGGCAAACAAAGAATCGGCAATTTCTTGCCAGTAAGCAATATCTTCCTCATTCGTCAGGTTGCCGATATAGCCTTGCATTTCGTTGTAGAAGCTGATTGCCATTTCATCGGCGTTAGCAATCCGGTTCTCCAGTTTATCGAACTGCTTTAGTTCCTCCTCACTCCAGGTACTCTGATTGCTTCCGTGCTCAGAAAGGAACTCTTCCTTCTGTTTATTGAGATCATCCAGACGGCCAGAAATATAATTTGCCTGACCTTCAAAGCCGTCCAAGGCACCGGCTATATTCATACTGAACTGGCGGAAAAAGTCATTTAAGGCTTGACTGTTTCCGCCGAAAAGCTGGTCATAAGCAGACGAGAAGAATCCAGTCAGAAAATTTACATCAGAGGTCTCAGAAAAACCTTTGCGTAAAGCGGTGTTTGCCTCTTCTGCAAGCTGCCTTTTCTTGGCCTCCGCCAATTTCTCTTGAAGTATGATCTGGCGTTCTAACGAAAAGTTCTGTTCGTTAAGAAGGTCAAGTTCCTCCTGATCGTTCACAGTAAAATCGCCGCTAGATTTTAGACTGTTGAGTTCATTAAGTCGGTCGGTATTATCCTTGTATTGGTTCTCCAGTGACTCCAGAGTTGTTGTAGCATCTTGATATTCAGCAGAGAGAGCATCGACCTTCTCCTTTTGCTCTTCGGCGCTGACCGTCAATGCGTCAATGACAGTGACAAGAGTATACAAAACCGTCAAAGCAATTCCAATTGGCCCTAGGGCAGTAGTAATAGCACTCCCAAGTCCCTTAAAACCTGCGGTGAGTTTCCCGACTTTTGTGGTGGCATTGCCTACGTCGTCAAACACAGTGAGGAATCCTTTGAACTTTCCAAGAAATGCAGCACCGCCTGTTGTAGCGGCGAATCCAGCAAAGGAGGCATTGAGAGTTGCTATTGCTGCTGCTACTACCAGAATATTGCCAACAGGGGTATTAGCAACCTCCATAAGCGCATTTGCGATATCCAATATTCCCTTGATTGCATCATTGGCCTGGAAGGAGGCCACGAGTTCTACCCACTGATTCTTCAGCCGGTTTGTCTTTGCCTCCCAGCTATTCAGGTAGATGTCCAACTCCCGGTCAGCGCTGCCTACACTGTCAGCGTAGGTATCTAGCATCTCTTCGTACATGTCATAATTGGAGATAAGAGCTTGCAGTTGGTTAGACCGTACCTTTCCGCCCAGAGAGGATACGACTTCCTGGAGCTGGACTTCGCTGATAAGTCCCTTTCGGTACTTGTCGGAGAGTTCCCCAATGACATCCATGGGGTTCCGTAGCTGCTCTACACCGTCCTTGTACTCGCGGGTTGCAACGTTCAGATCGCCCAGAGCGGCGGCAGTGGCCTTAATCTCATCCTCTGTCCAGCGTTCACCACTCGCTTCATCAATAGCAATCTCGGTAGACCCCTGGATGTTCAAAATCAGGGCACGGAGGGCGCGGGCGGCGCTGTTGCCAGACTCTTGAGTGACGGCAGTGATCGTGCCGATGGCCGCCATCGTTTCTTGAACCTCCATACCGGCCTGTGCGGCCAGAGAGGAGACAATGCCCATACCACCGGCTAGTTTTTCAACGCTGGTGGCGTAGTTGTTGGAGATCTCGTTGGCTCCATCCAGAACTTTTGTCAGTTCAGAGATATTTCCCTTGTATTTATAGGCAGCATCAACCGACAGAAGAAATTGGTTGGCGGTAGCCTCCTGCACATCGCCCACTTTCTGCGTTTTTACCGAAAGTTCGCCCAGTTCATCAGATAGAGAACCATAGCCAGCCTGTGCCCATTTAGTAACAGAAGCCAAGTAGTCCGAAGCGGCGATACCAAGGGAAGACCCTACTTCATATGCCTTTTCAGAGAGGTTTTCCATCTCGCCAGCAGTGGCGCCCATAACCTTTTGAATGTTGACCAACTCGGTATCAACAGCCTTTAGCTCGTCGAGTGCAGACTGTAATAGTGTAATTGGGGTAGATATCAAAGTGTTTATAACATGCGAAAGGAGCATGTTTTTAAACATGTTTCCAAATTCGGAACCGACCTCTTTGGCGGCAGAGGATGTTTTATTTAGTGCAGAAACAGCATTTTGGCCCAGAGAAGAAAACCCACGATCCATTTTATAAACAGCGCCCGTAGCGGTATCAATGGAGTAGGTAAATTTGTTTACATCCCCGTTTGTTTTTTGGGCCGCAACAGAGAACTGCTGGAAGGTGCTTTCACCCACCTTTACGGATTTGGTTGCGGAGACAGTTGCATTTTCCAGCTTCTCTACATTGGTTATGTAGTCCTGTATGCTGTTGGTCCCAAAATCATTTCTAACATCGACACGATTCCCGGTCTCGGAACCGATCTTTTTCTCAACGTCAATAAAGTATTTGGCGCTTTCTGCGGCTGACTTAAATTCATTTGAAACCCCAGTTAAGGCGTCAATCTGATGCTGAAGGGGGGTGGACGTAACTTCCCCAGTTGCCTGTCCCAAACTGCGAGCTTTCGTCTCTGCCGTTTCATATGCGGCTGCCAGCCGGGCCGCTTCGGTCGCCAAAGTTTTCTCCGCTAGAAGAATTTCCTGGGAGGTAGTGGCAAGCCGCAACTTCTGGTTTACTTGCTCAGTCACGGAAGAAAGGTACTTTTTCGTTTCATTGATGAGCTTATCGAAAGAACTGGTATCTACGGTCAGCTTGACATTACTGTTTTTGTGCAGGCTATCCATTAAGGAATCCATTGTCCTCAACCGGGATTCAATATCTTTGGCTGCGTCAAGGGTCACTTTTAAAGTAACAACTTCATCAGGCATTTTAAAATCCTCCTATGATTTTTTGGTTGCTGTAAAAATAGGAAAGTAGTATAATAGTCTCATCAAAACTCGGGCGGCGGATACCCCTAAATTCATTTATGGGGAGGAGCCGCCCTGCCTCCCTTCCGTATTGAGATTTTAATCGTTTTGTGGTATAATTTTACTTAGAAACGGGGTGAGAAAATGGAGTATTCGTATAAGTTCCGTCTATATCCAAACAGTGAACAATGTGCTATGATTGCTCGGACGTTTGGTTGCGCCCGGTTCGTTTATAACCACTTTCTCAACCTCCGCAAGGAAACCTATAAGGCAAGCGACGAAACCATCAACTACGTCAAATCCTCCGCTATGCTCACTCAATTGAAGAAAGAGTTGATTTGGCTGAAAGAGGTTGACAGCATACCCTTGCAGGAATCTTTGCGCGATTTAGATTTTGCCTATCAAGGCTTCTTCCGCCGCGTGAAGAAGGGCGAAAAGCCCGGCTTCCCACGCTTCAAAAGTAAGCGGGATAGGCGGAAGTCCTACAAGACTAAACAGCATGTTGCCAATGGGAAGCCGACTATTTATGTTGATGGTAAGCACATCCGCCTACCCAAACTTGGCCTTGTGAAGTGCCGTATCTCAAAAGAGGTCAAGGGCCGCATACTCTCCGCCACTGTCAGCCAGAACCCATCTGGGAAATACTTCGTTGCCTTGTGCTGTACCGATGTGGAAATCGCCCCACTCCCCAGCACCGGGGCGGTAGTCGGCCTCGATATGGGATTGAAGTCATTTGCTATTACCTCCGATGGTGTGGATTACGAAAACCACCGCCACCTGTGCAAGAGCCAGAAGAAACTGGCCCGGCTCCAGCGGCAGCTCTCCCGAAAAACAAAGGGGAGCAACCGCCGGGAGAAAGCACGGGTCAAAGTGGCGCGGCTCCATGAGAAGGTAACGAACCAGCGGAACGACACCCTGCACAAACTGTCCACCGCCCTTGTCCGGGACTATGATCTAA